GTTGAAATTCCTGAAATGGAGATGGCAAGTGTTGAGGTAGAAATGGATATTGAAATGGAAATGGAATTAGAATTACCTGAACCAGAAATGGATATGCCTGAAGTAGAAGTTGAAAGCACACCTGAACCTGAGGTAGAAGAAACAAGTAATGAACCAGAAACAACAGAAGAAACAGAATCCGATAGCAAACCTGTTGAAGAATCCTCTGTGGAAGATGAGGGTGATCCTGAACAAGAAGAAGTACAATCGAAAGAAGATGAAGAATCTGATGAAAAACCTACAGAAGTAGAGAAAAAAGAAGAACCAAAGAAACAAGTTGAATCTAAAAAAGAAAAAGCAGCGAAAAAAATAGTACAAAAGATGGGTGATAAAGGTAGATATGATTCTACAAATCAGCTAAAAACATTAATCGTAATGCAAGTTTTAGGTGATTCTAAAACTTTTTTTGAGTCACAAAAACAATTAGAGGATCGATTAGATTTTTTTACAGACTATATGATACCGGATACACAAATAGAAAATAATAATATTGCACAATGGTTTCTATTTGGTGGTAGTGATGGTATGATGAATGATATGATAGAGTTACAATGGCAGAAGTAGAATTCGCGGGTTTGAAGTTCAAAGGCGGGAAGATCTTTGTAATCATCACAGCTTTAACTACGTTAGGTGGTGGACTGTGGGGTGGTTTTGAATTTTACAAGGATTACCTAACGATGAAACAACAGATACAGGAATACGTAGCACCTGATCTATCTGGTTTTGATAAAGAGATAGCCCTTACAAAAGAAGAATTAAATAGCAAAACAGATATTATACAAACTGAAGTGGATATGATCATGCAAGAAATGGAAATGATTATGTCTGAAATTAGATTAGTTTCTGATGTTGCAAACGAACTTAAAAATGATTTACGTCAAGATGTAAGACGAGTAGAAAAAATAGTGAATGATGTAGAGCAATTAGTTAAAGAAGATTCGAGAGAAACCAACCAGGAGTTAAGAGATACCACGAAGGACATTCAGGATGACATGGCAAGATTAACGGATAAGTTGGAGCAAGCCATGACTGAGCTAGAAGAAAAGGTTGAAAAAAGAATAAAGCTAGCATTGGAAAATCCTTTATCACAAATGTAGTATGGCTAAAACACCTTCTAACGAATACTTTACACCCATCAAAAAAAGGACTAGTATAGGCTCTTCTTCTAGGTCTCGTCCTAAAAATAAACATAAAAGACGTTGCTGGAAGAAATATAATAGACAGGGAAGATAGATGCCGACTTATTCTAACAGTAAAAATTTTGATTTAGCCGTAAATGACATAATACAAGAAGCCTACGAAAGATGTGGGTTAATGGTTCGTGACGGATATGATCTTAAAACGGCAAAAAGAAGTTTAAATTTAATGTTTGCAGAATGGGCAAACAGAGGTCTTAATTTATGGACTATTCAACAAACTACTAAAACATTGACAGCAAATGCTCAATCAGTAACTGGTACAAGTCTTTTTGGATCAGGCGCAGATGCAGCACAACAAATAATAGATGTAACAGATGTAGTAATTAATGATGGCACAAATGATTTTGCAGCTACTTCAATAAGTAGAGCTACTTATTTTAATTTACCAAATAAAGCTACCTCCGGCAGACCATCTCAATATTATTTTCAAAGAGAAATAAATCCTACAATGTTTTTATATCCAGCAGTTCCTGCTAGTGGAACTTATACTTTAAAATATTATGCAATGATAAGATTATCAGATGCGGATGCATATACAAATAATGCAGAAATACCTTTTAGATTTTTACCTTGTATGACTGCAGGACTTGCATTTTATCTTTCACAGAAAAAAGCACCTGAAAGAATGCAAGCATTAAAATTATTATATGAAGATGAATGGAAAAGAGCAGCTGATCAAGATGGTGCAAGAACAAGTTTATTTTTAACTCCTCAATCATATTTTCCGTCAGTAGGTTAAGATGGGAAAATTTTCTTCTGGTAAAAATTCTCAAGCTATATCGGATAGATCTGGTTTTGCTTTTCCTTACAAAGAAATGGTAAGAGAGTGGACTGGAGCTTTAGTTCATAGAACAGAGTTTGAAGCTAAACAACCACAACTACAGCCAATAAGAGTTGCACCTGATCCTCAAGCTTTACAAGACGCAAGACCGGATCGTGTAGAAACAGCTGCTGCCAGATTATTAGTTGGTAATCCTTTTTATAATAAAGCTGCTGCAACAAATGTAATTTATGTAATTGAAAATAATCACGGTAGAACTACAGGTGATAGAGTAAGATTTAGAAACTGTAATCCAGGTAATGGATTTACAGAAAATGTTTTAGAAAATGCTTTTGGATATTTAATAACTGTTCCTGTAAACAGTCCTGATGAATATCATTTTACAGCTTCTGCAGGAACATCAGTAGAAGCAAATGATAGATTTGGAGGATCTGTTTGTACTTCAGGTCCAGTAACAATAGAGGGATAGATGACAACATATACAGAACTAGTAGATCAAATTAGAGCATACACAGAAACAGACAGTAATGTTCTTACAACAACAATAGTAAATGATTTTATAGAGCATGCAGAAAATAGAATATTTAGAGAAGTTGATCTTGATGCATTTAGATCTTATCAAATAGCAGCACTGACAGCAGGTAATGGATTTGTATCTTTACCTGGTTTAAACGTAGCTGATTTTGCATTAATACGATCCGTTCAAATATATGGTCAAAGTTTAGCTAATACTAGAAGAACTTTGGAACAAAAAGACATTACTTTTATGCAAGAATATTGGCCAGATAGAACAGCTACAGACACTCCAATTTATTATGCAAACTGGAAAGCAGGAAACATATATCTTGCGCCAACGCCAGATGTTGCATATAATATAGAAGTAGCTTTAAATAAGTTACCAACAGGATTATCGTCTACCAACGCGACTACCTGGGTCAGTACAAATGCTCCAAGGACGTTGTTGTATGCGAGTCTCTGCGAGGCCTTTAAATATCTCAAAGGCCCCTACGATTTACTTGCTCTTTATGAGCAGTCTTATATGAAAGCCATACAAGACTTAGCAATTGAACAGCAAGGCCGTGGAAGAAGAGATGAATATATGAGTGGTGTTTTAAGGACGCCTCTCAAATCGCAACAACCGTAGAAGGAGTTAAAGATGGCAATAGCACAAGCAGTATGTAACACTTTCAAACAAGAACTGTTAGAAGGTAAGCATAATTTTGCAAATGGTGGTCATACTTTTAAGATTGCATTGTTTACTTCAAGTGCAAGTTTAGGAGCATCGACAACGGATTATTCAACAAGTAATGAAACAACAAATACATCAGGTACAGCTTACACAGCAGGCGGATTAGCATTAGCAGGTCAGTCAGTTACAGGTGGTTCTGGTGCCTCAACAGCTTTCGTAGATTTTTCAACTGATCCTCAGTGGACATCTGCAAGTTTTACAGCTAGGGGTGCTATGATTTATAATACCACTACAGCTGGTGGATCAGGGACAACTGATGCTGTTTGTATTTTAAATTTTGGTTCTGATTTTACAGCAACCAATGGTACATTTACTGTTCAGTTTCCGAACCCAACAACTAGTACAGCTATACTAAGATTATCGTAGGAGTTTAACATGGCATTGATTATCAATGATCGTGTTAAGGAGACCACGACATCAACAGGAACAGGAACTATAAATCTTGCAGGTGCAAGCACTGGTTTTCAAACTTTTGTTGATGCCATTGGAACTACTAATACTACATACTACTGTATTACAATGCAGTCAGGTAGCACGGAATTTGAAGTAGGAATAGGCACTGTTACTGATGCATCTCCTGATACATTATCAAGGGACACAGTTTTAGAAAGCTCAAATAGTGATAATAAAGTAGATTTTTCTGCAGGCACTAAAGATGTATTTTGTACGTATCCAGCAAAGAGGGCGCCATCTCCCAGCATGGAACCTACATCTTATGTGACTACACATAACGCTACTATTAGTGATACTCAAACTATGGATTCTGGTGTTTTAGCTGGTCCTGTTACAGTTACAGGATCTTTAACAATTACAGGTAACTTGTTTATATTATGAGTCAGATTGAAGTAGATAAGGTTATACCACAGTCAGGCACAGCTCTTCAAATTGGAGAGAACGGCGACACAATTACGGTGCCGTCTGGCACGACTCTTAATTTAGCAAATGCTACTTTACAATATCCAAACGGATCTGTTCAAAATGTAGATTTAGCAAATTCATCAATTACTATAAACGGGTCAGCAGTATCTTTAGGTGGATCAATTACACTTACTACTGAAACAAGACCTACGTTTTCATCCATAACACCAAACGTAATTACAAATGCACAAACAACTTGTGTTATTGCAGGAGGTACATTTGTATCTGTCCCTCTTGTTACAGCAATTAATTCATCTACAGGTGCAAGAGTATCAGCAGATGAAGTTGCTTTTAATTCAGCATCACAAATTACAGTTAAGTTTACTTTGCCTGTTGACGGCACATATCTTTTATACATAGAAAACCCAGACGGTAATGCAGTACAAACATCTGCTGTTCTTACAGTTTCTGA